ATCTCTTCTTCAGGCATACAGTTTTTAAAAATATACTCTAAAGGACTATTGGTTTGACATTTTAATTTTTGACGTGGTAGTAAAGAAGCTTTAGCTGTTTGGGAAGAGAGAGCCAGTAAACGAGTGCTAATCATTTAGATTCTCCTTTAGAAATAATGCGACGTTGAAGGTCAGCCAATGCTAATTCTTCGATTACGTCAGTTGTTAAAACATCACCGTCTTTTTCAGGAAGAGTACCGATGACATTATTGATTACATGTAGTGATAAACGACTCACTAGAAAAGCAGCACTGGCTAAAACCAATGCGTTTTCTGAATCGACGAGTATTTCTTTATTCATTTTAAATACCTCGAGGTTAGTAAATAAATTCATTAAACGTTTAATAAGAAGAGAGACTACTCCCCGTAAGGAAGCAGCCTCTCTAGTCACAAATACAGCTAATTTTTACTATTAAAGTAGGTATCTGCTACTTTTTTACTCATCTCAACCAATAGGGTATTTGTCATACCCATTAGGAACGGACTGTTCACAATACGGTTGTATACAGAGTTACTACCAAAGATAGCATCAAGTTCCATACCCATAGAACCATCCTTATTAGCAAGACGTGGTGGTTCATCGTATACATAACCTACAGTGGCCTTGAGTTGGGCACCATATACGACTTTATCTCCGACACTAATACCTTGGTTACTGCTGATGGTAAACACAATCACAGCAGTATCTACAAGTAATGGATTACCATCTACACGATAAGTATCATCTACTTCACCAGTATATGGTTTTTTACCTAAAGCTTTTTGTAGAGCAATTAATTTATTGTCAGAAGCATTAGCAATCTTCATCAGTGATTCAGACATGTCTTCTTTATCACCATTGTAGAATACTTCTACTTTATCAATCACACCATTAATGCTACTCTTAGGAGCTGACTTACTTAAGTTTCTTAATAAGTCAATACTATTCTCATCAAACAGATTACCATCATGTGTAATACTATCTTCAATGTAACATAACGGATCATCAATCTTAATTACAGTACCAGGTTTAGCCAGTCTATGGATACTTTGGTCAAAGTTTACAACTACTTCTTTTTTAACTACAGTTTTAACACGAGTGTTTTCACCAAAGTTACGAGTAATAGCTGTAGAGTCTTCAAAAGTATATGGGTGTTCAATCAATGCTACCTTACCTAATACACCAGTTTTCATTGCTAGTTTACCAGGCTTCATCGAATCAGGTGTAAAGAAGTCAGAGTTATACGCAATGGCATCACCCTTCTTAACCTTATCACCTTTCTTCAAATGAGTAGTAATATCGTGAGCAGTATTGAAACCACCACTGGAACCATAACGTCTACCGATTTCTACTTGTTTCGTGCTACCATCTTTATAAGTAACAGTAATCGCAAAATCAGTTACATCAGTAACAACACCATCTTGTTCAGCAGTAGAAGCATATACATCACTACAACGCTCTACTAGTTTTTCATCATAACCAGTCCTCAGAGGCATTACCTGACCATTAGAGGTAGATAAAGTATGGTTGATTTGTGTACCCAAGAATACTGCACGTTTTGGGTCATCTGTATCAGAACAAGGATACATCATCATCGCTGTAGAGAATACATTTTCAGGTTTTAAATCCTTATTGACTTCTTCAGTACCAGCATTTTCAGGTAAGCCGTAAAGTGATTTAAACTTAGGGTTGGCAGACATATAAGTAGTTACACCAGCATCACTACTATCGACAGTAGCTTCTGAAATAACGCCTACAGAAGTTTTATGGTGAATACGTGTACGTTTAACCATACTCTTCTTACCACGACCACCGTTACCACTAAATGTCGTCACTTCTTGTTGTTTTAAATCTTGAATTGGATTTAAGTTCTCTACAGTTTGTTTAGATGTATCTTTTAGAATAGACATCCATACAGCTTCTGGGTTAAGTTCAATTGGGTAGTTTGCTTTAATACCGTGTCTGTTATGTTCACGCAATGAATTAACAATAGCTTTATATACTTCACCAGCCATTCTTTCATAACCGGCAATACGTTGACCAGTCATGTCTACTTCATCAGCATGATAACGTGTTAATAGCAATTCAACAGAACGAATCAATAAACCAGTAAAGTCAGTAGGTTCATTCATCTCAATCAAAATACGTTCAGTAATTGGGTCTACAAACATATTATTGTATAAATCAATTTCTTTAACATATCGTCCTGGAATTTTAATAGTTTCTAATAGATTGAAATAAATTTCTTTTCTATCTAAGAGAGATATTGCAATATCACTGGTATCGCACTTACTTAAACCAGATAAGATTAATGAAACCATTCTGTCTTTACGAGATAACACTAAAGAGAAATCAGAAAACTTAATCATGTATTCATGGTTTTCTAATTTAACACGTGTACCTGTCTTAACAGTTTTATAGTGTTTTGGTTTTAATGCTGCAATCAGTTTAGTTAGACCAAGTTTATAACCTAATACTAAACCAATTGGTAAAGGTTTACCCATGATATCAATGGTAACTGATTCTACAGGTGCTTTAGATGAATCAATACCACACATGGATTCAATATCACCTAACTCTGTTACTTCATTACCGATAACAGAATAGAAAATACCGTCTTCATTAACACCTAAACCAAACTTACCTTTATAACTACCAGTAAAGAATAAACCTTTAGATTCTACACTTCTAACTAAATCACTACCAAAACGCTCATTGGCTTTGTGATAATCAAAATAGATAAAAGCGTCTCTTGTAGTTACTGCTCTGAAATGCATTGATAATAGGGAGTAGATATCTGGAGCTTTTACATTATTATCAAACACATTACCACTACGTGTTTCTTTTACTGAATCTAATTCAGGATTAAATGCGATAGCACGTATTTGTCCAATTAACCATTTCTCGTAGTTAAACTGACGAGTAGTATCTCGTTTAGCAAATGTCTTACCAAAGTAAGAAGTCAATGCTACAGTGCTGTCGTTAATCTTACGTAAGGGAAGATCGCGCCTCTGGGCACGCATGATGTAATCGACCCCGCTGACGGTAAATTTACCATCACTTCTAACTCTAGGTAACTTAACACGAATAGTAGATTGCTCACCTTCGATAGGTTTAATCTTCATGGAGTATACATCGTAACCACCCATGATGTTTTCATGAGTTTGCTTACGTATATCATGTACAATCGCACCACCACCTTGAATACCTACCATCATTGCAGCTACATCTCGTTCTAAGTGTTTCTCAATGTAACGTTTACCCATGACATTTAAAGTAGAAACTTCTTTATCTTCATTTGAAATCTCTAATTCTTCAGGCTTAGTGTTAACCATTTCACCGACGGTCATTTTACTGTCATTGGTTAGTTTTAAATTACGATACTTACCAATAGATTTACGAATACCATCGTATTTTGATACTGTCATGTTTTGGTTTTTAGCAATATAGTCTAAAGCCGCTTTTGCTTTCTCTTCAGCTGTTTTAGTTTCTTTAGGCTTAGTTACCAAGACAGGAATTTCTTCAATAGGTAATTTAGATACATTGAGTATATCAGATACATCTAAATTAGTATCAATTCTATCGTTAAATTCTTCTTCTTGCTCAGTAGGGATAGAAACTACTCGACTAATATTGATATTGTTTTTCTTCTCTTGCTCTTTAGATTCAAGAGATTCGGAATAATCAACATCATCTTCATCGTCGATAATATCACCAATAATGTCTAAGTCTTTTTGAACAGTCAAATCAGCAGAATCATCTGTAATAATGTTTTCACTAATATCCAGATTATCTTCTTCCTGTCCTTCTACTTCGGACTCATCAGTGTTATCAGTTGTATCATCCTCGTTATCTACATCTACTGGTTTTTCATCTACCTTAGTATTACTAAATGCTTTACTTCGCTTATCTTTATTAGATTCGTCATCAGAACCTTTAAAGTCTTCAGTTTCTTTAGCTTCTTGTTCCAATACTTCTTCTTCAGTTAATTCAATTAAACTAGAATCTACAGAAGCCTTATTTAATTCAATAAGCATTTTAATAAAGTTTTTAGACATATTAGTCGGATCTAATTTACCTGATTTATTTTCATCAGATTTACGCCACCTGTCTAATTGACCTAAAGAATAATAAGTAAAGACATTATTACTAATAAAAACAATATTAATCTTATCTAAGATTTTCAAAGGAATGTTTTTAAAGATAGACTTATTACGATTTAAACCTAACCATTTCCACAATTCGAAAATAATAAGTTTTTCAAGTGTATTAAAACGAGTAAAGAACGTGTTAGTAACAACATTCGCACCCATCTTCATTTCAGATACTTTTGGCAAGTCTTTTAAATCAGGTACATTTAAGAAAATAAACTGATTATAATAATCACCATGTGCATCGTAGATGTCTTTCATCCCTTTAATAAAAGTATTAATGATATTAGTATTCTTATAGTAAGGAATCCTAATTTCATTACCTAAGTATTTATATCTTTTATCGCAGATAGCATAGTTTAAAATAACAGGTACTAAAGGATTAGGTTTTACTTTACTTAAATCGTAACAAGGAATAAATTTGTGATTCTGCTTAATGTATTTACGAATAACTTCCAATGGCATGAAAGCACGTATATTCATGTTACCTAGACGAGTAATTAAGTCTTGGTAAAAATACATAGGAATACGCTGAACAGTTTCAGCAAACATTGGATTTGTCTTGCTTGGCCCTACATCATCACTGGTACTACCAAAGTAATGAAAAGCATTTTGTTTTGGGAGGATAAATTTAGATAAATTAAAAATCCTAGGAGCTTGTAATTTATCTACAGTTCTATTACCGAACTTAAGATAAAAGTTATTATAGTTTATTCTCATTTCACACTTTCCTCAAAAGTACCAAGATTATGGCAAACAAAGTTAATCGTGTCAAAACCCAATGGATACCGAATCCTACCGTCGCTACCAACGTAGGCTTTTTTAGTTTTCTTATACTGTTTAATCTCATTTTTAGATTCCTCAGTAAATGAACAAATAAGGTTTTCTTGGTCACCATCATTGTCAGCGCCTTGATTTTTATACGCTGGCACTGGTGGACTCATGGAATTGAAAAAATCCATTCCGTATATAGGGAATTTTAAAAACTCCGGTTTAGATTCATCAATCTCCCAGTTATCATTTAACATCCTACGTCTTTCAGTTTTAGTAGTAGTCATGACAATTGTATTACCAGGAACATTACTACCAATACCAGTAATAGGATAACGTGTAGCAAAACCTGGAGTGTCATTGATTTCATGATAAGTACAGATATAAAGTAATTCGATAAATGTTAATGGGTGAACATCTTCCTTACTTCTATCAGATGGTAACTCTGTAATACTGTTCATGATTTTAAAAGTATTATCAGGGCCTTTATAAATTAAAGCAAGGTAATAACCATCTACTTCAATGGCTTTATGCCTAACAGCATCAGGTTTAAAACGATGAATAAGTTTACGAATACCTTCATCAGATTGGAATACATCAAACCAATCTTGATTAAGATAAACATCTTCTTCTTTTAGTGTTTTCTTATTAACCAATTTAACTGGGTGCAAAGGGTCTGAAAACTTATCTTTTAAGAAGCTATTTTTAATACCACGAATTGCAAATGGTAGACAAGATACAAGCTGTTGATATAAACCAACGACAATATTATTATAGCCTTGGTTATCTTTATCATGTGCAAAACGACCAGATGCTTTAGGTGCTGTAATCACGTTACGAGTAGTTTGGAATACGTTACGTGAAGCCCATTTACCTTGGATTAATTTCTTCTTACCATGACCTGTAATTTCACCTAAGTACATAAACAGTTTTAAAGCAGTCTTCTGAATAGCATATCGTGTATTATTTAATAAAGCCATGTTTGATTTATGCGAAGTACTACCGATAGAAGAAGCTAAAGACAATAACTCACGATAAATTTGGTTTACTTCATCATGGGAAATCTGACCATCTTTAAATTCTACATCACGATAACCGGCTTGTAGAATAATGAACTTATTAATCTTTAGAATGTCTTTATTCTTTTCAATTAACTTAATAGTCTCACGTCTTTTTGGTGAACCAGTGTCTGGTAATTGATACTTATCAAAATTTCTAAAAAAGAAATCATAACCTGTTTCACCATCGATCGCATTAGAACGAACAAACTGTTTCGTCTCTTCATCAAAAACGGCAAATGCAGTACCTGCCATAATTTCGTCAAGTAATTTATTTGCTGAAATCAATTCACGATAAACTAAAGGATGTAGAATCTCTACATTTAAATCCATATAGGCTTGTTTCTTTAAACGCAATGGGTCGCCTACAGGCCCAAAGATTTCATTAGACCAAAGACCTTCTGGGTGCAGGTTATAGTTAGCACCATCGAACATATTACCAGAAGTAACTTTGCCTAATTGCTTATAAATATTTCCAGAATCTAGATTAAGTAAAGAAAGATTAAAAGGTGTTCTGGCCTTTACTTTCTTATTGTAATTTTCATCCATAAGAATTATTCCTTATAATGAGAGTAGCCTAACACAATGTTAGGCGTAAAGTTATGAAATCCCAATAATATAATTGGAGTATATAAATTTTTAATAAAATACAAACAGGAGCATTATATCATGTTTGGAAAAAAGAAGAATATCCAAAAAGCCATGGCAATGGATAATGATTTCGACTTCGACTTTGATTTCGATGACGAAATGGATGACGCTAGTTTCTTTGGCGATGGGGAATCAATGGATTTTGAAAAGAATAAATCCAATCGTTCTCCAGCATTAAATGCCACAGCCGATGTCGCTAAAGGTATATCGGATGCAGTCATCTCTAAACAAGGGATGAAGACAATTCTTACTAAAGTACTTCCTAAATCCTACGGCGAAGTATTTGAAGAAGTATCCAATGCAAAAGATAACTTAGGATACACAATCGGTGAATCGTTAGAATCACTTAATTCTGTTAAAAAACAAACACAGAATCTTTTACGTAAAGCGATTCCTACTGCTGATAGAAATGGTTTAACCAAATTATCTAGTCTATTAAATAAGGTAGCTGGTGAAGCTGAAGATTCATACGATAACCAACAAGAATCAATAGAGTCTAAACGAGACGATTCTATCAATAAAACCCTTGGTGAATTGTTTAGTTTACAGACTAAAGTACAGCAAAAACAAAAAGCAATTGACGAGAAAAAAGAGTTAGCTAAAGATGCTATTGAAACAACACGTTTTGAAGGTCAATATCGAGTATTGGCATCAGTAGATGCATCATTGCGTCAGTCTGTATTATTTAGTAATACCAATACATTTAATTATTATCGTAAATCGATTGAATTAGGTATTCGTCAACTTCATGTGTTAAGTGATATTTATCATAACCAATCGACTTCTAATATTACCTTATTGAAAACATTAAACGATATTAAATTGAATACTGGTTTACCTGATTATGTTAAAATGAAAAATACAGAAGCATTGAAACAACAGGCTAAACAGAAATTCTTTGGTGGTATTTCTTCTAGTTTCCTAGATAGATTTACCAAGAATATTGGCGAAAATATTGCTCAACATGTCGGTACTTTAAACGAACTTACTGAAGCACTATTTCCATTTCTAGAAGATGGGATGGATAGCTTAACAGAAGAAGATGATGGCTTTGGTGAATCTAAAGCCCGTAGAGCCTCTTCTTTAGCTTCTGGTTCTCTATTAGCATTAGCCGGTGATAGAATCGGTAAATCACTAAGAAAGAGAATGAAAGGTAATAAGTACGGAGATAAGATATTAGAAGGTGGTGTTAAGTTAAATCGCTTTAAGAATAACATGGGGCCTGAGTTATCTAAGATGTTAGGTAATAAAGCTATCGAAGAAAAACTAATCAAGTTATTTGGTTCTAGAACAGAGAACTTTGACGGTACACGTGGTGAGAAAGAATCAAACGGGTTTGTAGAATTCCTCCTAAATGGTGTCGATTGGTTAAAGATGCACGTAGATGAGGCTTCTGATAAAGCTAAAGCCATTACAGTAGATAACTTAAATGGTTATAAAGACTTTAATACACCAGAAGGACAACAAAGGTTAACTAATAAATCGGTTAATGTTATTATCCCAGGATACTTGTCTAGAATCTTACGTGAAATCACCATGTTAAGAACAGGTGCTCCTGCCGAGCTTTTAGATTATAACCACGCTACAGGTTCATTCCAAAAGAGTTCTGTTATTCAAAAAGATTTATCACTAAGAGCAATTGGTGAAAGTGCTGCTAATACATTTAAGAATACAGGTAATGATATCTTAACTAAGTTAGAATTACATGGACGCAATAAGATTGGTAAGCTAGAATACAGAAATGGTTTTACTAAAGCCGATGCTGATTTAGTAGGTCAAATCTTGATATCTTATAGTAAATCAGGAAATCCATTAACACCAGAACTCTTATCTAACCCAGATACTTTCTCTACATTACTTGGTGAAGAAAAAGCTAAGATAATTGCAAACAAATTTAAAGAATTAGATAAGAAAGATTTAGATACTGGTAGTGACGAGATTAGTAACATTAATAGCACTATTAATAATGCATCTAAATCTCTAGAACCAAATATTAAATTAATTAATAATTTGGCTGCTACTGGTCAATTAGATTACTTAAGAAGAAGTGGTTTGGTTTCTTTAAATGGTAAAATTGGTTATGAAAAATTCATGAGTGGATTGAGTGAATTATCTAACGATGATTTCAAATCTATTAAAAGAAACTATTACAGTGACGATGATGATAACCAATTCTTATTTAGAAATACAAAACTAGATTCTAAATCTGCATTAGCTAATACGACACAAAGAAGAGCAGGTGCTTTTGGTAAGAGTATGTTTGGTCAAAGAATCCTAAATCGTTATGCTAATGGTTCATACGACCCAAATCGAAAACTACTACCATCTCCTCATGGTAAAAACTTACCGATGTCTATAAGTGATTTAGAAGAAATGGGTAGTTTTGCTACTGGTGGCTATACAGGTAAATCTACTTCTGGTAATTCAGAAGACGAATTAGCAGGTGTCGTCCATAAAGACGAATACGTTATCAACCAAGAAGATGTTAAAAACATGGGTGGTCCTTCAGCTATCCAACGTTTTATTAACATGTTCAGAAGAACTGCAGAAAAATCATCTAACGCATTTGATTCTATTAAGAATACACTTAATTCCCAAATTGGTGGAAATAAGGAAGGTAAATCTAATTTAGAAATCATTGCTGATAATACCACATTAACGAATCTCTATTTAAAAGTAGCTGTACAGAAATTGGATACTTTAAGTTCATTGGCTATTTCGGATAAAGTAGAAAATAGTGACCCTACTACACAAACAGGTAAACGTTGGTGGCAGTTCGCTAATAATATATTTAGACGTAAACGCCAAGTAATGGGTCCTCCTAGACCGAATGAATCAATAGAAGACCAAAAGAAATCCTTGCTTAGACAAAATGCAGAGTTCCTTTGGGGTATTGGTACATGGCCATTTAGAACAGGTATGCCTGCTGCACTAGGTTTAGGTTCTAGTGTTGTTGGCGGTGCGCTTGATTTGTTTAGAGATAATAAAGATAAGTACATGAAGAATGTACAAGATTTTTATAACGATAAATCAAATAAACTTAAAGATAAATTCATGGATGTGTATAAACAAGGCACACCTGAACCTATCTTAAAAGCCAAAGACTTCATGATGGGTAAATACCGTACAGCTGAAGGTAAAGTCATCAAAAAATGGGAAGACATCCAAGGTTCAATTTACGATGAAGAAGGTAATCTCTTATTAACTTACGATGAGTTTAAAGATTCCATTGTAATGTTTAAGAATAAACCAACTGTTGTAAAAGCAATGAATTGGTTTAAAGAGAAAAAAGTACTTCGTAAATTAGGTGGTTTAGCAGTAGGCGCAGCACTATTAGGCCCAGCCGGTGTTATTCTTGCAGCAGGACATATGTTAGCTAAGAAACATAATCTTTACGGTAGAGTAAAAGAAGGATATACCAATGCTTTACAAGTAGATGTATACTTACCTAGTGACTTGAAAAACCCAGTAATGCTTGCTCGTGATATTAAAGACAGAATGTATTACGATGAAGGTGCAAATGACTATGTTACTGACGCTCGTAAAATGATAGGTCCAATTTACGATGTTAGACAAATGCAGGAATCTGGTACACCTACAATCATTGTTACCCAAGAAGAAATCGAAAAAGGTTTAGTAGATAAAAACGGTAATAAGATTGGTACAATGGGTAAATTAGTAGCTAAGAAACTATCCACTATGGCTGGTAACTTAGTATCTAAAACAGTTAACCTAGGTGTTAAGACTGCCGTTGGTGCATTTAAATTAGCTAGATTTGGTTTTAATCTAGCTGTAGGTGCAGCTAAGATTGGTTGGGCTGTTTTATCTGGTGCTGCTTCTGGATTTAAATCTGGTTTTGATAAAGGTATTGGTAAAGTAAAATCAGCAATGGATGGTATGTTCCTGAATCTTGCATTAGTTAACGATACCAATCGATATCTCTATGCTATTTATAATCTCTTAGATAAACGTATTCCACTACCTGCCGGTACTTTAGGTGATGTAGATGGTGATGGTTTACGTGAAAATGGCATGGCGGATAACCGTAAGAAACGAGCCGAAGAGAAGAAAGAACAAGCTGAAGATGAAAAACAAGCTAAGCGAGATTTCCGATTGGCCTCTATGATTGCAAGTCTTTTACCATTTGGTTTTGGAAAAGGTAAAAAGAAAAAAGATAAAGATGGTGAAGAGGAAGAAGAGAGCGGCGGTTTTCTAAGTACACTTTGGGATGGTGCTAAAACAGTAGGTGCCGGTATGTTAGGCTTAATGGGTCTGAAAGGTGGCGGCAAAGCTGCATCAGTAGGTGGTAAAGCTGCTGGTGGTTTCCTAGGTAAAGTAGCATCTAAGATACCAGGTGCAGGCATTGTAGGAAAGGCAGCTGGTGGTTTATTCGGAGGTACAAAAGCAGGTGGGTTAGGTAGTAAACTCATGGGTGGTGCTACTAAACTAGGTGGTAAATTCCTAGGTGGTCTTGGCATGGTAACTTCTGGTGTATCAATGGCCAGTAATTTAGCACAAGGTAACTTCGGTGATGCCGCATGGGATGCCGGTGGTTTAGCTCTATCTGCTGCAATGACTCCAGGTATTGGTTTAGGTGGTTTAGCCAGTGGTCTAGGTACTGCGGCTACATTCCTTGCTACTAACCCAATTGGTTGGGCTATCTTAGGTACAGCCGCTGTAGGTGCCGTAGGTTATGGTCTTTATAAGTTATTGAAAAATGATACCAAAATCAATGACAAAGTAAAAGCACGTTTGTTAATGTATGGTTTTAATCCAGATGAAGATGAGAAGAAAGCTAAGATTGTTCTGAAGTTTGAGAACATGTTAGACGAAGCTGTTCGTTATGTAAATGGACAGATTAGCATCGATGAATCTAAACTAGACATTGAAGATGTGATGGAATTATTCGATGTCGATAAAGAGGATCAAGAGCATACAGCTAACTGGATGTACTGGTATAACTCTAGGTTTAAACCTGTGTTTACAAAAACCATGAGTGTGTTAAAAGGTATTAATCCTAAAAACAGTGCTGAAGATGCTTATGATTTAAAAGACCAAGAAGAATACAAATACTACGTAGGTATTAAACCAAAACCAGGTGAGTATAATTCTACACAATCTCCATTTAAAGATGCTGCTATTAATAGTTCAGGTGACCAAGCAATTAGCTTTATTGATAATATTTTAGCTAAGATTAAATCCACTCCAGAAGGCGCTAAGTTTGCACAAGGTGCTGCAATGGCAAATGGATTACAAGAGCAATCTAAGAAAGATGCTGAAACTGCTAAGATAGAAGAAGGTTTAGATAAATCAAAAGCTAAAGATATTGGTAAAATGGGTGTAGGTGTAGCAGCAGCCGCCGCAGGTGGTGCATTAGCAGCCAGTGCGACTGAGAGTAAACCTGTAACAGACTTTATTAAAGGGGCTGGTAAGTTTAGTTTACTTGCTGCTGTTCCAGGCATTGGTATCATTACTGGTCTAGCTGGTACTTTTGGTTTGTTTGAATCCGATACTGCTGAAGACACACCTAAAGAAAGTGGTTACGACCCATTTAACGCTATTCGTTATAAAACATATGGTTTATCTAGCTTAAGCGAATCAGACCGTATTAGTACATTAGCTCGTTTAGAATTAATGGTGAAAGAAAATGTAACTATTTCTCAAGGCAAAGCAACCTATAAAGGTGATATAGCAGAATTAGTCATTAAAGCTTGTGGTTTATTTGGTATTGATAAAAACGATACTTCTGGTTTACAAAGACTGACCATGTATATTGGTGGTCGTTTCTTACCAGCATTCTTGAACTTAATGAATGGCGTACGTTCAGTATTAAATACTACAGATATCTTTGTTATTTCTCGTGCTAGACCATCTGAACAAATGGCTATTGCTACAACCATGATGAACAGTGAAGGTAAATACGGTTCCGTATGGTCATGTACTGTTTCACCATGGGAAGGTTATACACTAAATACCAATAAGGCATCAGCTGATGCAGATATTAATTATCTGAAAAAAGATGTAGAATCTAAAGGTAGTTCTGAAGGTAAGATTAAAGCTATTGAAGAAGCCAATAAATCAACCGTCATGGGACAATTATCTAGTGCCATGGATAAGGTAAAAGATTATGGTTCTAATCTTTGGAATACATTTAAGAATACAACAGAAAATGCTTGGGATAGTATTAAGCAAAATGTTTCAGCTTGGTGGAATGGTGATAAATCAGCCCTAGATGCTGCTACCGATGTTGCATCTAACTTAGCTAATGGTACTATGGCAAACATACAAGCCTTAACTGGTGATGGTGCAGGCGGTAGTTTAGCCAATGTACCACAACCTACTGGTTCTGGTAGCTGGGGTGCTGTAAAAGATACTATTATCGCAGCTGCTAAAGTAGTAGGTGTAGACCCTGGTTTGTTAGCAGGTATGGCTGCTCAAGAATCTGGTTTCCAACCTGGTATTAGAGCAAAAGGTTCTAGTGCAACTGGTTTATTCCAATTCCTTGATGGTACTTGGAAACAAATGTTAAAACAATATGGTCCTAAATATAATATCCCTGCTGGTACTCCTGCTACTAATGGTGCAGCGAATGCCATCTTAGGTGCCCAATATGTTAAAGACAATATTGAAGCATTGAGAAAAGTAACCAATAACGTCCAACCAGGTGATGCTTACCTAGCACATTTCTTAGGTTTAGGTGGTGCAAGAAAAGCCTTACAAGCAGGTGATAATGCATCATTTGCTTCATTGTTCCCACAAGCAGCTAGAGCAAATCCTTCTTATTCTGGTACAATTGGTCAAGTTCGTGCACAGTTAACCAATAACATGTTTGCCAAACACCGTTCATTTGGTGTAGATGTTCCAATTGGTGGTACAAATACCACTGCTGGTTCAATGCCTAGCGGAGGTGTTAATCCTAATGTAGCTGGTAAATCTACTAGATACGACTGGGCTAATTCTGGTTTCAGTAAGAATACAATGGCTCCAGATAAAGAGTATATGGATAAGATGCGCTCATTTAACCTTGCTCGTAAGATGGTTAATGAAAACAAATCATTATCCGCTGCTGAAAAACAAGCTGCATTAGTTAAGATTAATACTGAAGCTAATGAGTATGGTAAACAATGGGCAACAGCTAATGGTGTACCTGAAACTGCTGGTAAACCACAAGGTAACGGAAGTACTCCTTGGATGGCTGCTGCTTATAAATACCTAGGCTTAAATGAAGTTAGTGGCGATAGTACTGTAAGACAATTCCATGCCGCAGTAGGTTTGAAAGCCGGTGGTAAAACACCATGGTGTGCTTCTTTCGTAAGTTACATCTTAGAGTCTGTAGGTATTCGTTCAACAAAAAGTGCTGCCGCAATTTCTTATAAGAACTGGGGACAACCTGCTGTACCTGGAACATATCCATATGGTGCTGTTGTGGTAATTAGATTCCATAATGGTAATCACGTGGCATTCTGTTTAGGTGAACAAGGTGGTAAAGTAAGATACATTGGTGGTAACCAAGGTGGTGCTAAAGCCGGTAATAATGGTGGTGCCGTAACTGAATCTAGCTGTACTAAAAATATGGTTATTGCAGTTCGTCTTCCACCAGGTTATAATGGTAGTGCAAAAGCACCAGCTGGTGCATCCTACAATGGTTCTGTTAACAGTATGGTATCATTACCTAAAACACCTGCGCCAGTAGCAACTTCTGGTAAAAAATCTGCTGCTGCTAAACTAAAAGCAGCTAGTGGTTCAACCAGTAGTAATAACCCAAGTATTCCTAAAATACAAACTGGTTCTAAATCTACAGGTGATTTAAAAGGTTTAGATGCTAAGACTTCACTGAAGAATGCTTTGGCTAAATCCCAATCAGGTGAGAATGAAGTACACATTACTAAATCCACTAATACAGGTGACATATCCGATTTAACAGGTGTGGTAACCGACCTTAGCGTATTAACTAATGGACATCTAAATCAAGATGGTACTTCAGCAAATCAACCAGAAGATAATGTAGCTAAACTTCAAGCTTCTATCCGAAATATTCTCAAACACTTTGGTGAAAGAAGTGATTCTACTATGGTAGAAACTACTTTGAATAAAACTAAAGAAGCTCGTAGAAAATATAAAGAACAAATGGATAACCATTCTGTTCTGGATACTGCATTGAAAACAGCTAAAGCTGAACTGGATAAAGTTAATGTATCTGAAATGAAGAATGTTTCTGAACAAGCAACTAAAAAGTCAGTAGAACATTCTAAGAACATTAACTCTGTTGCAGAAGATATCCTTAAAGAGAATAAGAAACAAACTAAACTCTTGACAGATATTTTAGATGAATTAAGGAAAGGTAAAAAAGAAATTTCCGCTAAGGATTCTAAAACTACTGCTAGAGACAAAGTGAATTATTCTAATGAGTTTAGAACAAACCCTAATTTAAGTGAATCACCAGTGAACATGAGAAAAGGTAATCAATAAAGTAATCAGACTGCCAGTGTATAAACACTGGTAGTCTATTATTTTCTATGATTGATAAATAGGAGTAAAACATGAGTAACATGAATCCTTATAAGGACGTACAAAAGAGAGTACGTGAAATAGATGGGAAGATAGAACCCAGTAAATCAAGCTATTTTAACGATAAAAACTGGGTACGCAGTATCTTCATGATTAACCAAGAAACATTAGATGGTGCTTCATTAGAGACCAGAACATGGAGTACATCTGATTCTAAATTCCAAGACACTGCACCAGGTGGTTCCTTAGTAATTAATCCTTTACCACAACCTTGTTTATTTACAGACCCTATGTCAGACACACATTGGTTAAAAGCAAGAAAAGGTGCAAATGACGATGGTCTAAGTCCATACTTTTCAGAAACATTTGATGATAACTATAGACAAATAACTTTCAGGTTTGGTACATTAGCATTTAACTCATTAACCAGTTATTTGTTTAGCATGTTCCACCCAGGTGCAGCAGCATTTATTAATAAAGGTTTGATTAATACTTTATTATTTAAATTAGGTCGTTTAGTTGGTCATGCTGTTTCTATTATTGCATGGCCCCTAGCTTTAATCGGTATGATAGGTAAAGCAAAGAACTTCTTCTTACGTGTACCGACTTCTAAATATGCTTATCTAAAACCAAATATGCCACTATACTGGTCATCTGTACAAACTATCTGTAACCACTTCTTAGTAGACTTAGGTTTGATTCACCGTGGTACAGGTAAGGATGAAAATGGTAATGACCTATCTCTTGGTGAAGACGATATGCAATGGGATGAAAATAACGCCAAAGCAATGAAAGCGTTATGGCCTAATACATTTGGTGGTAATGGTCACATTAACCAATTCTTAGATGGTGCATTAGGTAAAATTACTGGCTACAATGCTGGTGCTCAATTTGACGTATTTGCAGTAGCGACTCGTGCACAGCGTTTAGCTCATGCGCGTTATAAAACATTAGAAGAAATTCAAATGGCTACCGGTACTAAATTAGACCTAAGACAAATGCTTCACACTTCTTATCGTAATAGAAATGGTAGAACCTCTTTTAAACTGGCTGATTATATTGCTAAATGGACTTCCATGTCAGCTGATGGTGGTGGTGCCATGTATAATTCAGATAGACCTGGTGAAAATGGTGAGCCGCAACAAGATGAAAGGGAAAAATCAAATAAAGGTGATATCGGTGATACGCCGACTTACGAGAGTGTAAGTAATGATGGTTTCTGGAAATTCTTAGAAGAAGAGTTAAGAGAAGGTGGTGCATTTGTTAGTTTCCGTGTAGATGATACAGGTGCTGTTTCTGAAACATTCTCTAATAACTACAAGACTTCTTCTTTGATGGAAAAGATTAACAGCATGGCTTCTACTGGTCGTTCCACTTACTTTGATTTAGCAGGTGGTAATATTGGTGACGATGTTCTCTCTAATACAATAGAGTCAGTAGTAGGTGGTATTAAGTCTTTTGCAACAGGTGCTATATCTGCAATTGGTTTAGGTGGTTTATTAGTAGCCGGTGGTGGTGGTACGGTGTCTATGCCTAAATACTGGGAATCCTCAGAAGCACAATTACCAAAACCTAGTTATTCATTTACATTAAAAGCAAGATACGCTAATCGTCGTTCAGCATTTAATGATGTGTATTTCCCATTAGCTTGTATCTTGGCTGCTGCATTACCTGTATCTGTCGGTAAACACTCTCACTCTAATCCACTGTATTGTGAATTCTACGATAAAGGTAGGATGCAATCTCGCTTAGCAGCTATTGATTCTATTACTATTACACGTGGTGATGGTACAATGGGCTTTACACCAGAAGGTAACTTAATGTCAGTAAACGTTAGTTTCTCTATTACACCAATGGAAGAAATCATTGCTATGCCTATTACAGAAGGTGTCTCTATGACTGAAACCATTGAGAAAATGGTTGGTGGTGCATTATTTGGTGGTTTGTTAGGTAAAGTAGAAGGTTTTGCTTTTGGTGCAGCAACTAATCTTGTAGGTGGTATATTCGACGATGATACTCCATTCATGGACTATATGGCTACATTAGCTGGTATGGGTGTTAACGAACAATACTATTTAGGTACTCGTTTAAAACGTAGATTAGCATATAACCAATTGAGCTATGTTTCTAGCTTTAGTAGCGCAAGAACTGCTAGTATCATGGGTAATAGTTTACCTGGACAAATGCTAGGTGCTCTATTCCTTAAAGACGGTTTAAATGCCCTACTTTGGGACGAGAGAGCAGAACGTTAATATGTGTATACATTACAGTATAGCGAAAGCTATACTGTAATGTAATCTTTATGCGTTATTAATTTTAAATGCGTCTGGTGAAATAATAGAAACTGTTTGTTGTCGCTCATTGACGATAAAGTTAGGGAAGTCTTTATTAAGTTCAGTTTTAAAATCACTAATGTTAGCGAATACATTACCTAGTAATAACAATACTTCATTTTCTTTATCAGTATAATCCAATGACTTCTTAACATGACTATCTAAAAAGAATCTATCTGCTAAACTTACTTTAGCAATTCTTTTAAAGTCTTCAGAAGCACTCATGAACAAACGAACATTAAATAACTTACGATTACTTTCTCTATCTACCCAAAGGTAATTACCATTATCAAATGCTTCAATTGTACTTAGTACATCATTGAATACATCTTGTTCAGTTCTACCTGTGTTAAATACAGAATTCATACTGAAGTTTTTCAACATCTTCTCAATAGAATCACCTGTAATTTCTTTTAACTTTTGTGGGTTGATAGATTTAATCGCTATCTTAGCAGTATCGTAATCACCATATTCAAGTAAGTTATCCATTACAGTAGTAGCAACATCCATGGCAACATTATATTCGTAACCGTCTTTATCACGATGCCCTACTAAAGAATACCAGTTGTCTCGAATAGCGATACCAGCACTACTAAACTCTTTGACAATTGCAGCAGCTGATGCTTTAAATGCCTGAATGTCTTTTATCAAACCAATGTCTTGACCAGTAATAGCTTTACCTAGATTATTCAAACCATTTAAGATATCTAATTTACCAGAACGAACGTCTTTAACTGTCGTAATAACATCATTACCAATCTTAGCCGCAGCTTGTACCTTATCGAACATAGCAGGGTCTAAACCAGCTGATTGTAATGCCGCTTTAGCACCAGGAGCTAATGAACCTACCCTATCCATTAGGTTACCATTCTTAAGACCAGTACTAACATCCTTTGCCATCTTAAGATATTCATTGATTTTATTTAAACCATTTAACCCACCTTTAATAGCATCTGTAATAGAAGTCAAAGACATAGTGTTAGTAAATTGATATAAACTATTAACAGTATTACCTAAATTCTGATAAACATCAATGGTAGCTAACTTAGTATCTAGACTACTATTAAATACCGTTTTTGCATCATCTTTCTTTTTAGTAGATACTTTATTACCTACACCATTTTTTGTCTTTTTAGACTTATTTCCTTTTTTACCTTTTGGCGGAGAAGGTGTTCTTTTTACTTTAGCCATGTTGTTTCCTTTTCTAAAACTAAAAAATAATTCATAGATTTTATATACTACACTACCCCTATAAAAGAGGTAGTGTAGTATAGTTAGTTAATTGATTATTTACCACGTAATTCGTCAATTACTTTTCCGAGTATTCGGGTATACTGGATATAATTTACTTTAGCATATCCGTCATTACCAACATGATAACAACAGTAAGGTAATTTATTTTCTACAGCCATACTGAATAAATCAGGTTTACTCAATAGAGAATACGTAATAAACTCTTTAATTACATAATCTGGTACTTCTGTGGTTTTAACCGTATTTTTACCAGATTCAATTTGTTCTTTTACATATTCATCTAACTTGGTACCTGTCATCAATCGTACATCGAAATCGTCTTTTTCCAGTTTATACCACTCAATGGCAGATTGAATACTGGCAAATGAACCGTAAATAGGATGATAAAATGTACGAGTATAGCTGGGAATCAGCTGTTTCCCAAGTAAAGTAATGGCATGTTTATCGATACGGATATGGTCAATACCATCTTTCTTATCCATATCTCGATATGCCTTAAACTCGAGTGTATTTGTTGAGTTGGTCATTTAAGTTAATTCCTTTTTAAATAGTCTATATTATTTAGAATGCTTCTTACGAGTAGCATTCTTTTTGATTTTCTTTACTACTAAAGAATCAGGACAATCTGCTGGATGTTCATGACCACCAGATTCACGATTGTATTCTTCAGTATATTCAGGATGTTCAAATTGGGTTTTACCAATTCCACCGATATGTTGCATATAGGTTTTAACAGTACCGGATTTACGTGCAGCAGTAATCGAAATATCTACCCAATCAAAATCCAATACCAATAGTAATTCACCCAATACTTTAAATGAAATACCATCACGAGAGAACTCTGTCAGTAAACGAGATTTTTCAGATTTTAATTCAGCATCTGAAATACTACTTCCATAGTATCGTTTAACAAACTCTTCGATGAGTTCTTCCATTTGTGGATAAGTGATATTCTCATCCTGCCATTGCATAAAGCCTTCTTTACCTTTACCAATGTACATATCACGGATAATCTTCCGTAATAACATGGCACAGATTCCAGGCCAATCATTAGTGACTTCACCTAAACCACCATCTTTAGAATCGGTGATCTTTCGAAATCCACGAAGCATAGTGTCTTCATTGTTCATGTTGTTTCCTTTATATAAATAATTATTCTTCAACCTTATTAAATTCGTACAGTGCTTTAGAGCTAACGACAATAACAGACATCAGTACAAATATAATAGGTTTCAGTTTAAAGTAAATCAAAGGACTGTCTTTCTTATCCTTTAATGTTTTTAACAAATTAATCATTTTATCGAAGAAATCGACAATAGTGATTATGTTAGGAGAATACCTTGAATAGTTGGTATTCAGTTTTTCTACTTCTAAAGGTTTTAATTTAAAAGTAGGATTATTAAGTTGAGAAGTCAAATAACCAATAGTGCTGTTTACTTTTATTAAAGTATCTGCTTTAGTTAGATACTTAATCCCAACTGGTATCTGATTAATATCCGTACCAATGTTATCTGGTAAGATACGTTTGTTATAAGGAGATAACTCTTTATGGTAGTACTCACAAACCTCTATTAGGTTTGTATACATCGTATTAAAATCACTATTAATCTCGATATAAAGAGCATCGTTGATAAAGCTTTCGTATTGTTTATTTTTCTCTATTAGAGATTTTAATTTTTGATTAGCCTTATAATGTTTCCAGATATAAAAGATATCTTTAATTATAGACATAGGGATTCCTTTATATAATTTTATGAATAACTGATTTTCTATTTTTTAGAAATTCATAAGTAAAATAACTGGTGGAGAAGTACACCAATTCCAATATAATAGTATATGTTTAAAACAAATTTAAAAAAGGATAAAACAATGGTTGAAGAAATGATTGAAGATTCACCACCTAAACCAAAACAAGTTACACCAATTCGTATTGATGGTTTTGAAAAAGTAGGTAACACCAGTAAATACGATGAACTGGGTGTGATGGATGAAAACATTAAATTACGTCAACAGTTGACTCGAACCATTTTTGCAAAAGGTGAAGATGTTGCAAATGACCTAGATTTATTAGACATGGCTTTAAAGATGATGGCTGCAAATGATAAAGCAGTGATTGCACAAGCTAGGTTAAAAGTAGATGAAGAATCAAATGCTGTACAACAAGACTTGGTATATGCACTTGTTTCTGAAGCAATGAGTCGAAATGAAGAACAGCGAAAAGAGATTAAGGAAATTATCCCTAATTCTGTTGAAACTATGGTGGAAAGAGTAATTGACTTACCTCCTGCGTCTCGTGAAATTACAGACAGTGAATTAGTACGTGGTACTGTTATTCTTACAGAAAAAGAAGTATTAGGTAAATTGAATACATTGCCTGAAGGCGACAATGATAGTATGGATGATTAATCGAATAGAGAGACACAATTAAGTGTCTCTCTATTTAATCTATATGTTTAAATTTTAGTTTCTTCGATTTCAGAATATTTGGTTACATGAATCTTTTCAGCAGTATTGTTTTCAGGCTTACCAGTAGAAACATATACACCATTTCCAACACCATTCGGATTAGGATGACGATGGTCTAATAGAGACCTATTCCCACTGTAAACAGTAGAACCAATAATCTCTTCAGGTTCCTTTACTAATCCAGTTCTATTTTCTCGAATATTGTCACCATCTTTATCAGAGGACGTCGTGATTGTACGTGAAGTATATTGGTCTTTATTTGCCCAAGCATACAATTGTTCATCACTAACAGAATCATCATGAGTGATTGAAGGAATAGTTTCTACTTTACCATTACCTTTAATAGATTTAACAGCTTCATCAGAAAGAGTAACAGTATGTTCAGAAGAATGTTCAATATCTGGTGCAGTAACTAGAATAGGCGCATTCTCTACATCGTCTTCTGAAATAGGTTCTTCGACTACATTAGCTTTATTACGATAACCATCCAATTCATTTCGCAATTCTTCATTCTCTTTTTTCAATACTTCAACCAATTGGCGAAGTTCTCCCAACTCTTTAGCTGTACTTTCATTTAGTTGTTTATAAGCTTGAGTAGACTTAACCAACAAATATTCTTTAGTAGCATGGGATTCTGCATACTTCAAAATAGTGGATTCAATAAGAGAATAAATATTCAAGCCAGTAATGAAGTTCTCACGCAGTTGAGCCAGCATATGTTGCGTAGCAGCACTTACATGAACTTCGTATGTGCTATCATCACAATCGTGAATTGATGTATTAGCGATAGCAGTATCTACAGCTTGTTTACCAGGATTTTGTTC